ATTGCACTGACTTGGGTTTAGTTAACGATAAGGGAGTTACCTACTGTAAACTTATTGGGCGCACACTAGCAGATGATCTGGCGCAGCGTAAATTGAAGCGTAAATTGACCGATGCTGAATTCAATATGCATTGGAAAAGACAGTTGAAATGTGATCATCTTAATGGTAAGCGTGATGACAATCGCCCAGAAAATTTATACACCCGTTGCGGAATCAGCGATGCGTTGAAAACCTCAATCAATGAGGATTACTTGAATGACTACAAACTGGCTTGACATAAATTAAATTCCAGTATATAATACATATATGACACACAAATACGCCCTCATCGACCTTGCCAATACATTTTTTCGTGCCCGTCACATAGCATCCCGCAGTAGTACTGCTGAGGAGAAGATCGGGATGGCCCTTCATCTTACATTAGCAAGTACTAATCAAGTGGTGAAACGGTTCGGGATTGGTCATGTTGTGGTCTGTACCGAAGGCAGGTCATGGCGAAAAGACTTCTATGCTCCTTACAAAAAGAATCGTGTAGTAGATACCTTGTCTCAAACAGTAGCTGAGGTTGAAGAAAATAAATTATTTTGGGAAACCTATGAAGCCTTTACGACATTCTTGCGTGAGAAAACTAACTGTAGTGTCCTACGTGATCCAAAGGCTGAGGCTGATGATTTAATTGCACGTTTCATTCACTTGCACCCAGAAGATGAACATTTTATAATTTCAACGGATACAGATTACCTACAATTAATTACTCCCAAAGTTAAACAATATTCGGGTGTCACTGGAGAACTAATCACATTGGAAGGTTACTTTGATGACAAAGATCGTCCAGTAAAAGATAAAGAAAAGAATCCTAAACTATTAGAGGATCCACAATATTTGCTATTTAAGAAATGTATGCGCGGTGACGCAACAGACAATGTATTTTCAGCTTGGCCGGGTGTAAGAGAAAAAGGTTCAAGTAAGAAAGCTGGATTGATTGAAGCATATGCTGATAGGACAAAACAAGGATTTGACTGGAATAATATGATGTTGCAGCGATGGACCGATCATGATGGTAATGAGGTCCGTGTACGTGATGCGTATGAAAGGAATCGGGTACTCATAGACTTGACGGCACAGCCAGAAGAAGTTAAACAGTCGGTAGATAAACACATTCGTGAAGGTGTTCGCAGAACTACTATCCCGCAAGTTGGGATTCACTTTATGAAATTTTGCGGTAAGTATGACTTACAGAAAATCTCTACTAACGCAGAGACATATGCAAAATGGCTCAACAGTCCTTATGTAGGTGTATTGAAATAATGGCTAAGTTTAGTTGGAAAACAATACGATCTGGTGAACCAGGTTTCATGCTAACCGACAAAAGAGGTGTCATGGTCATACCTCGGGCTAGTTTTGAACTTAGTCGCATGTGTCCTGAAAACTATAAGCAAGTTATAGATGAATGCATTCGCAACGGATGGTTGAAACCAGTTGCACATATGAAAGAATCCGAATGGATATGGGAAAAATTAGGAGAATAAATGGCACAACATAGTAATTATTGGAGTTCTAGTCCGTTCGCAGATTGGATCCGCGGCACTAAAAAACTCAGTGCAGGTACAAGTGAAGAATGGGATGAATGGACCACTCAAGCACAAATGAAACACAACTTTCGTTACTGGCTGGCTGAAGAAGCACTTGGTAATATCCAAGATTTTGTCACATGGCCTGTAAGGAAACTATATGATATCAAATACTACATTAACAACCGTTGGGTTACTCGCACTCATAGTCTTACCGCTCATCCTCGGGATATTACGCCGGGTCAATGGAAGGATGTTGGCAATCGCTTTCTTCCTTGTTTATTTAACGAGCTTGTTGATTTTGTTGAGGTAGAAAGTGCATGGAGTCACATTGCATGGGGTAGCAAAGAAGATCGTGTAAAATATGATGCTCCATTCTATGCTACAGGTTGGTTCCGTTGGAGAACATGGCGTTGCCCCCAAGCAGGATTAGATCACCTTGATTGGGCAATGACACTTACTAATGTAGAATGGTTAGCCGAAGATAAAAAAGGTGAGGCGGTACCAACTAGTCAGGCATTAGCAGCAAAAGAATTAAAAGAACTTTATACATGGTGGACAGTTACCTATCCTAATCGCCCAGATCCTTATGATGCAAGTGGCTGGACTGCTTACTGTGATAGTGTACGCATTGTGCATGGTGATAACTGGATTGGCAGAAAGAAAGATCCTGCTAGTAAAAAAGCAAGCGACAAGGCTATGAAACTATTAGACAAGATTGAAAAAGCCTACGAAAAAGAAGATACTGAAATGCTGATTAGGTTAATTAAGGCAAGACATAGTTTGTGGACTTGATATGAAAAAGATTTATTATGAAAAAGTAGGACGTAGGTACGTTCCCGTAAGTGAATACGATAATGAATACTTAGACAGTTTCTCAAAAGGTACTCATTTAGTTATGTGTTTTCCTGGTGGCCAAAGTCGTAGATACAACATTGACCCTAACTATGCCGCTATGATTGCTGCAGGAAGGGTAGCTGCGGATGAAATTACTCGTGCTATACACATGGCTAGTGAACTTAAACCGCAATCAACTCCTATCACTGAGGGTCAGCGTAAGGCTTGGAATAAATTAGCTAAAGAGTTTGGTACTGAACGATTTGCTTTGCAGCATGGTAGTGCTAGAGATTTAGCAGAAGCCGGGGTGAATGCTATGATGATAGAAGCAGATAAATTAATGACTAACCCTGCAGTGAGAAAAGCCTACGAACAGTTTTTGTTGGTTGCTGAACTAACAAAAGAATGATCATGCGTAAGTATATCACTAACAAATTCAATAGTGTATTTCTTCCCTATGAAGAAGGTATGATTGAATGGCTTAATGAGAATTATCCACATAGCAAATATGTTGTGGTAGAGGTTATATGACTGAACGACAACTAATTGGGTATATTGAGCGTGAAGAAGGGTTTTATCACTTGCATGAACCACTAAAAGGTAGTATAGTTACACAAGCATTTATACTTTGTAAGTATTGTAATGGTGCTATCTATCATTGTATGGGACCAAAATATGATGCAGTATGCTTAACTTGTTATGAGAAAGATCCGGACCTCAGATGAACGAACGAATTAAAGAAATTGCCATTAAGGCTGGACTAATTGCACCATGTGGAAGTGATCGTGAAGGGTTGCGGGATTTTGATTATAGAATGTTCGCCAAGTTGATTATAACAGAATGCATTGACTGGTGTAATGCTCATGCACGGGACGATGGTACTGCACAACGAATCGCAGAAGATATTAAAAAAGATTTCGGAGTTGAAGAATGAGAAAAGATTGGGACACACAAGAACAATCGGATTTGTTTGACGAGTTTCTCGCCGACACATCGGATTCAAGGTCACATAGCGTAATGACAGGTGCTTATGGTTACGCTGAACTAGAATGGGAAGCATTTCAGTATGGATGGAATGCTGCAAAGGTATGTTTTGGAGTTAAAGAATGAACGAACGAATTAAAGAACTTGCTATCGAGGCTGGATACCAACCCTTGCCTGGATTTGACTTTGCTAATAGTTTGGAAGAAACTTATTTGAAAAAGTTCGCCCAGTTGATTATTCGGGAATGTGCTGAAGTTTGTTATGACCATAGCAATGCTGCTGGTGGGGTTGATACTCATTTTGGATACGGGTATAAAGATTGCGGAGATGACATTAAACGAAATTTTGGAGTTGAACTATGAGCAAGCGCATTGGACCCATCACCCTAGACGGTGAAACAGCAGATCGTATCACCCTGTTGAACTTGAAAGAATATCGCAGTTATCTCAAAAAAGAGCTGGCCGAATGGCGTAAGAACCCCCGCACAGAAGATAACCCGTGGGGTCCGTGGATGAACCCAGAAGATGTCACGGGCAATATACAGGCCATTTCAGCCCTTGACCTAATCATCAAGCACTTTGGAGTTAAAGAATGAGTTTTATTTTAGGATTCATTGCAGGTTACATAGTAGCAGCTATCATATATGCATACCGTTCAAATGAAGATTCAAGGACAACGA